TACCACGACTAGACTTATAATTGTCTAGTTTTTTAACAACGGTTTGATAGGTGGTATCATTCATCTGACACCATGCTTTTACATCGCCAGACGTAACAGTTTCTCCATACAATGCTTGAAGTGAGGAGACAACGTATTCGGTAGATAGTGCCATGATGTAGTTTGTTTGTTCAACAGATTTAGTATAGGACAGAGTGGGACCAATAGCGGTCCCTAGTGGACGGTTTAAAAATTGGTCAACAAACCAAATCCATAAACTGACTTAACACTTTTTTATTTAGTGCCTTTGCTTTAAGATTCTTCATAAAAGCAGATTTAATCTTTGCTTTAGTAGCACCTTCATCAACATCAAGTTCATTGGTATTTTCTAAAGAAGAAGAGAGCATGGTGAACAGACTGGTATATCCAGATTCTTTTACAGCATAACTTTTAACCTTCTTAACCTTTTTCATTTGATCATCGGACATCCGCTCGTAACGACGGATAATGTCTCCCATCTCGCGACCATTACAAAGGCGAATACCAATGAAGTTAGTTTCAGGAAAAGTTTGACGAAGGTCTTTAAGAAGAACATCAGTAAACTTATAATATGCCTGATCAAACTTATAAGTATGTCCGGTCTTACGATTGCGAAGAAAACTACCACAACTTACAGAACAAACTCCAAGACGATCTTCTCCCTTGTAATCTACAATACGTTTGAAGACTGGCAAACTGTTTGCTTCACCATCGGTCAAGATGACACAGTGAGTTTTTTGAACTCCATACTTTGATTTGAATTGAGGAATAATTTGATGAAGACAAACAAGTGATTCATGAAGAGGAGTTCCAGACAATCCCACCTCAGAAGGAATACTATAAGCAACCCAATGTTTGAACGAGAAAGCAACTCTCCAAAGATTTAAAATTTGCTTTTCCACCTCACTCTTCTTGACATCACTAGAAAGAATATTCATCAGACTGAAATGACCACCAGTGATGTTAAACATACCCTGCTCATTTTCCTGAGTACTAAGATCTTCCCAATCAAAACCATATCTCCCCTCTCTTGCCCAGTTATTAGTAAAAGCATAAACATCAAAAGGAATGTTTACTTTATTACAAAACCAAACAATATTCAACAGTTGTTTGACAGTGGGTACAATACAGTCTCCCATAGAACCAGACCAATCAAGAATGAATATTAGTCCATGATTCTTACCATCAGGGAGCACAGTCACCTTCTTAAACAGATCTTCATTGTACTTGTAAGTATGAAGTTTAGAGCAGTCAAGAACACCAGTGCGAGCAGTTGCTGCTCTAGAATATGAATCTGCAGACTTCTTACACTCAAACTCCTTTACCATATAATTAATTTCTTTTTGAGCAGACTTCTTAAATTTGTCAAACTCATGGTCAGCATAATTAAAGTCAAAAGGATTAGGGGTTTTATATTTTTCATCATAAGGACACCATGAAGGTTGGGGATTTAAACCCTCTTGCCATTTATTGTTTATAGTCTCATGAACATCAGAGTTACTAACAATAAAGTGCTCTAGATTAACCTTGGGTATTTCACAATATGTTGGATCTCTACTCTCATCCATATTACCATTAAATTCTTCAGCACCCTCCTCAAAAATTTGATCAGTTGTCACTTCAGGTTCCTTGTTGGCAGATTCACGACGATCTGCTTCCTCAAGCATCTCCTCATGAGTCATGAAGTTTTCTTCCGTCTCATCTTCGTCAGCACCATCATCAGCATTTTTAACTGACTCATTAGGTATGCCTTGCTGATCGGTCTGCTGTGGAGGAAGTTCAGTTTTAGTAGTTTTAGATTTTTCAGCATCCTTACAGTAACGATAGATCTCTTCTGCCACTATTAAGGTATCGGCAAATGTTTCAGTGTCTGCCATCATCTTGACAAAAATCTTCTCATCATCACTGAAAGAAATATCAATGAAATTGCCAATTTTATAATATAAGTTGATACGATCAGCGAGATTCATCTTCGTGATGTCAATATCATCTAGACAGAAAAAGTCAGTCTCTACTAGTTCACTATATCCTTTATAAAAACTTTTAGACAATCCAGGATACCGACGCTTCATCAATTTCTCGATACGAGCATCTTCTACCACATTTACAAACTGACGAGGAATGCGATTCTCCCAATCCCACTTATTGGGAGTATAAAGAGCATGTCCTACCTCATGACCTACCAACATATCATATACATTCTCACTTGCTCTCTTCCACATTGGAAGCGTCAGTACGCGGGTTTCAATGTTAAACTGTGCGGTGGCGACGTTACGATTCTCTACCACCAAGTCCTCGGTGGCAAGCAGACGAGCAAGTTGTGACTTGATTTCGTAGTTTACAGTCATCGTGCTTTGCTTTGTATGTAGATATCATACCGCAGTCAGAGCAGTTTTAAACCAGGTCCTACCAGTTTGTCAACTGTCACATAGACCAATCCCCCGCATCCGTTAGGACACAGGGGACTCTGGTGGTTTTGCTCCGTTAGGTTGTTTGCTTCCTATTCAGTTAGAATGTGTCTACAGACCCTCCTGGCGTTTTGGTCGATTATCTCACAATCTGAAATGCATTGAAAGTATTCGGACACTTGGTCGTATTTTTGATCAATAGTTGCTTTTTCGTCCCACTTCCATGATGCTAGTTCATTGCGAGAAATAAGATTACGCATAATAACCTCCGTCACTGTATTATATAGTCAGCGTATGCTAACTTAATGACTTTTAGTTAACTTGAAATCTAACTCAACATTCTGCTAAATCCCTTAATCTTTTCAAATTTCAATACCTCATCAAACTTATCCTCAAGACCAGTTTTATGAGAGATGACAAAAATATTGGCATCCTTAATTACAAATCTAATAATCTTCAAGAACTCTTCTGTACCAAATCCATCAAGAGATGAATCAAATACTTCATCCATAATCAAAAGATTAGTATTAACAGAATTCTTAAGTCTAGCAATCTCTCTCCAAGTAAACAGAAGAGACAAGTCAACCCTCATCTTCTCACCTTCAGAGAAAGAAGAATAGGTAAAATCCTCATGGATAGGAGTTTCAATAGTTTCATTAAACTCCTCATCCAACTTAAAATTGATATAGAAATCCATCATCTGCAGATAACGATTGACCTGCTGATTAATGAGTGGGAGATACTTATTGATAATCTTTGCCTTAACTCCACCATCCTTGAGAAGATTATAGATGAAGTCTTGATATGATACCTTGTCTTTTCTTTCAGCAAGATTATCGTATGTTTCCTGAAGAGATTCGTTTAGTTCTGCTAACTTCTCATGCTCAATACTTTGATTTTTGATTTCTGTGGTAATAGTTTGAATTTCTGATTCCAATCGACTGATTTGTCTTTGGAGTCCAGTGATTTCAGTATTGTTAGTAGAAATGCCATTAAGAGACGAACTTACCTCTTGGGATAGTTTTGAAAAATTGGATTCCCTCAACTCCTCATCTTTAATTGCTTGTTGAAGTTCTTCAAACCCCTTACGCAACTCTTCTGCTTTATCTTGGGAATCCTTAATCCTATTTACACGGAACGATTCTTCTATATCTTGACCGCATGTAGGGCATACCGAATTGTCAGAAAAGAATTTATGATCCCCTACAAGTTTACCAATACGTTGTGACAGTTTGCCCTTAATGCCACCAAAATCTCTTAAACGTTTAGTAGCATTAGAATATTTCTCCATTTCATTCTGCAGGTCCTGCATCTGATTCTCAAGATCAAATCCATTCTGATAACGGTTATGAATATTTTCTTCGTAAGAAGTAATCAGTTGTTTTTTCTTATCAATATCATTTTTAGTTTGACTCTCAATCTTACTGATAAATCCTCTCTGCATATCAACCTTATCCTTCAAGGATTCTTTCTTAAGATCAAGAGTTTTGATTTCATCTTTAAGAAGTCTAATCTTTCCTTTAACAATATCATTCATTGAAGAGAAGATTTTAATATCCAACAGGTCCTCCACAACTTCTCTGCGACTTGATACAGGAAGTTGCATGAAAGGAACAAAAGTGCTACTACCTAGAATAACAATCTGGGTAAAAGACTTGTAATTCATCTTCAAGACATTTTGCTCTAACCACTTTTGCTGGTCAATCGCAGAAGCATTCTGATTTAATTCTTCATCATTACGATATATCTTAAAAATATTTGGTTTAATCCCACGTTCTACTTTCCATGTGATGTCAGCAATATCAAACTCAATCTCAACATGGCAGTTCTTTTC